TACAACTGGATCAGAGTCTGATAAAGATTTTTATAAATGGAAACCAATTTCTTCCAAAGATTGGTTCATGACATCAAAAAGAATATATGGCAACAAAATTATGTCTGCATCAGATTTGGGATTACTTTTGAAAACAATAAATTCTGCTGAAAAAGTTATTTCTGCTGATACATGGTTGAAATCATATTCTTTACTATGTGGCATACCGACATATGTCTTCGGGAATAGATGTAGAGGTAATTACCTGCCAATAGGTGCTGACCCATGTGATTACATATTTCTAAACAAAAATATCTGGGATAAGTTAGAAATAAAGACAATAGACGATTTGATAAACAATTTATAAAATCATTCAAGTTTAGAGAACACACGGATAATTTGCTTTTGTTGTCTCTGCAATTTTATTTTCATAATACATTTTTGCAATCAATAATGCATCGTATTCTTGAATCAAATCATATTCATTCCATAACGAGTTGAATGTATCGACATAAATAAAAATCATTTTGCCAGCAGTACCAGCATTCATTATTAGTCTTACTTGCTTGATAGCAACTTTTTCAAACTGACCTAGCAATGCTTTTTGTTTTGAAAATAGAATGTCACCCGGACTCCATTTGTGTGGATAATTAATTGTTTTCCAAAATTTAGCGCAAGCCCCAAGTTGAAACTTGCCACTTCCTGTATAACTAGGCATTGAGCCTCCCATTTATTTCTGCTAACTTAGCGTTATATTTATCTAGCAAATTATCGTATTTTTGAGAAAAATATGAAGCCGCTTCACTATCATCAAGCAATTGATCCTCTTTATACACACCTTCATTTGAATCATAAGATATCTGTGATGTTATTCCAATAACACTTTGTATATTTACAGCTTGATTCAAATCGTTAAAACCATCTTGTTTAATGTAAAATTTTGTATTAGTTTTCACTGGAACTATAGTTGGTGGTGTCATCCCGGCAAGCTTGTTATTAATTACATCTAACTTGTCTTCATAAACAACAATTAAATTATTATTTTTGTTTATAGTGTATTCTGTGTTTTCCGGACTGGTTAAAGCATTCGCTCCATCTGCAATTTGTGAATCACTAACATATTCAGGATTTTTCTCTAAACCTAAAACAGATATTACCTGCTTGTTTTGATTCAAAATATTAACAAATGTTTCTTTTAATTTAAACTTAATATTTGTTAATACTTCATTGTCTATTGGAAGTGGCGCTGTGCTTAATTTGTTATTGATATAAGATATTATGTTTTCATATTTTGTGATTTCATTTGAATTTTTGTTTGCAAGAATTGAGGCAATTTCAGAATCAGTAAACAAATTGTCATTGTTAAACAAATCTGATTGCAAAGTATTAGTTGCGACATATTGAGGATTTTTTCCTGTTCCTTGAATTTGATAAACTGTATATTGTTTATTATCGTATGTTGTACCAACTTGATTGATATTAAATTTAATATCCTTGAATACTTTGGCAGGTATTGTTGGATTATTGGTTCCAACTATTTCAAAAGATCCACTTGCGGTATACAAAAACTTTTGCAATGCTTGTCCAGATCCAGCTAATTCAAAGCTACCCGATCCAATATAAGATAAATCTAGATTGACAATGGCGCTTCCAGCCAGTTCAAAAGAACCTGAACCTGTATATGATTTCTTTGAAATCCCAAGATTTAAAACATAATTAATATGCATTTATCAAACCGATCTGCCAATAATTGTGGCATAAAGATCTTGCGTAAATGCCGAATCATTTCTCATTGTCACTCTTACATAAGTCGGACCTACAGCTACTATTGGTTGATAGAAAGGTATAGTTAAAGTTGGATTTGCTGATGAGAAAAATCCAACAGTATATGTTCCAGATGATAATCCAGTTGCTGCTGCTGCATACTCAACAGTTACTTTTACAGGACCAGATGATGCACTTGCAATTATTTCTTTGATTAAAAATTTTGTTCCAGCAGAAACGCTATAATAGGCAACGATTGAGCTATCAGTTGAAACAACACTTGACGATGTATTATAAACACTTATTGTATTTGATGTTGTTTCTAATTCAGAAGTTATTACAGGTGATCCACTAGTAATGCCTTGGATGGCTAATGGAGTACCACTAATTAAACCTTGTATTGTTAATGGAAAGCCGCTGGCTATACCTTGAATAGTTTGTATGCTACCTGAAACAGGGTTTATTCTGATAATGCCGGTTTCTACTTGTATCTTGCCGCTTATAATGCTAGCAATTTTATCACTAGCGCCACCGGTGTAAGAATTATCATATATTTGTACGCCTAGACCGGCAGTGACATTTGCCATTAAATCTCCTTTTGTTACAATATATACTATTGTAACAAAAGGTTTTAATTGCTTAGTGTATAATCAACAAATTGCATTCCCATTTGAGGAATTAAAAGCTGTCTAATGCGTAAATTCATTTTGATTCTATCGGAAACATTACCTGTAAGGAAAAATCCATCAGCTGGTTCGTTAACAACCTTATGATCAACTGTCTTCAATCCAGCACCAGAAATAAAGCTACTATAAGTCTTTAAAGGTGTGGTTACTTTTATTGTTGGGAAATTCTTGAAATCATGTCCTATTTCTTTCATTTCTGCTTCTGTCAAAATAAGATGTGCATAGGCTTTGTTGATTTTTGTATATGCGTGTCCTCCATGTTTGCTGATAAATGGATGGCAACGCATTCTTATTGTACCATTACTTGTTAAAACAGATTTAGCTTTGATTAAGATGTTCTGTGGTGTTTCATCAATAGCGTGGTCTAATACATCGTATATCATAATGAAATCATATGGACCATTCTTAACCACTTCATCCCAAGAAGTTGTCAAAATTGATTTTTCTGAATTTCCAACTTGGAATTCATTTTTTACATCATAACCCACAACAATTGCAGGATTTTTTTCAGAAATAGCTTGAACTAGATGACCATAACCTGTTCCTAAATCTAAAACTTTTTTACCTTCGTAGTTGAAGCTTGGATTAAAGATGTCTCTTATGCCTCTAGCTCTATCCATTTTGTCTTCATGGCTATTTTCATCGCAAATCAAATCTGGAGGTACAGCAGGAATCCAAGCAGGATTTGCTACAAATTGTCTTAAAGCATCATTGACAGTTGGTTCGTCAATATGTGTGATTTCTTGTATCTTTGTTTCAACAACTATTTTTTCTTCAACTTGTTGTGGTTGTTCTTGCTCAACAATATTTTGTAATTTACTTTTTAGTTCTGTTAAAGAAGACTCAATCTTTTCCATCAACTCAAGTAATTCTTTTTTCATATTGCCTCTAAAAATAATTGTCTATAATTATTTAGTTAAATTACGAGAATAAAAAATAAAAAAGCTGAGTAAATTAATTCCAATGTTCAACACCTTCTAGCCAATAATGTAAAATTTCTTTACCAAGTGTTGTTGTGTAGTATTTGTCTATTTTGATTATATTTGCATGAATTTTTCTGTGGCACAATGCACAGCAAACAACTACATTTGATTTCACATATCCCGGTCCTTTATTTTTATTACCTTCCATAATCTTATGGCAATCTAAAAGTTCATATTGATTGCAATCGCAAAATCTACACTTACCAGCAGATAGCTTTGCGTATTTTTTGTTTATCTTTTTTTTAGCCATGAAATAATATATAAAAATAATTAAAAAAAATGTAAAGTTGTCTTCTTCTGCCAGTTTGTAATTATATTTGACTAAAAAATAAAATACACTACATTGAAAATATGAACACATACTTCAAAGATGGTCATCTGCATGGCTATTTCAATAAAACAAGAAATGATAGTTTTGAAGAGATTGGAAGAATTGCAGCAATTAAATTTTTAGAACAAAAAAAATATAAAGTTAATACGTTTGACAGAGATGAAAAAGAAAATATTATTTGGAAAAATACAGATTTAATTGCAACAAAAGATAATGAAACATTACACATTGAAGCATCTGCTAAAAGATCGGATCTGTTCAGATATGTTAAAGAAGGTGTTGATGTTGAAACAAGAAAATTAAAATATATTCAAGACGATATAAAGTCATATATTTTGATGTGCAGTTATATTCAAGCAGATAATAATAAATTTAGTTGTGGTGATGAATTACTGGTCATACCGATGATTTGTTTGAAAATGGCGCAAGAAAGTTGTGGAGAAGAATTTTATGGACATGGAGTATTGTCTTCTGAAAAATTTGTTGAACCAGAACATGGATGTATACGAGTTAGAAAGAAGTGCAAAAAAGGTTTAGGACAAAGCAATACGATTGAAGATTTTTATCGCATTCCTTACAAATACATAAGTCATTACAAGGTAACAGATAATGACAAATACGAAAAAATAAAAAAATAATTTAATTCTTATGATTAAATCTGTCGTCTCTTTTATGATTCTGTAATAAGGGTCTTGGATTAATTTCGTGTATAATTTAAGATAATAGGAATATATATTGTTGGAGGTGTACCATGATGGACGCAATGTTTTGGTTCGGTTGTGGTTTAATTGTTGGATGGAATCTTCTCCCTCAGCCAATGTGGGTCAAGATGATGTATGATATGGTTGTTTCAAAAATTATGAGCATGTTTAGCAAATAAGTATAATTAAATTTGTTAAAATTGACCAGAGGCTAGCCTCTGGTCTTATTTTTTACCCATTCGCCAAAACCAATTATAATTTCATTTTCTTCATCTTCTTCATCATCATGATGTTTTTCATATCTGATTGCGCTGAAAACATCTGAAATTGCATTTCTAGCAGTTGAAATTTTGTGTTCAATCCAATCTTCTAAAGTTTCGTCTTCATCTAACATATGAAGAAGTTCCTCTACATTCTCGTAGATATCGTGCAAATTGCGATAAGCCATATATGATCTTGGTTCATCTTCTTCATGATCGTGATGCATAATTAACCTCAATTCCACTTGCTAAAGATTGTGTTTGAATAATCGGTGCCATTATTTTTAATAACAATTTGACCAGCGTTCTTTTTATCGTCCCCAACTTGTCCTGTAAGCATATTTTGTTCTGCTGCTTTTTCTTTCTTGAAATGATCTCTTATTTCTCTTCCGATCAAGTTTACAAGAACTTTTGTAATATGCTTTTCACTTTTATCTTTTTCGTTTTCAAAGATATCCATCAACATTGTTTGTAAATCAAGCTCATATGCTTCACCATAAGGCTGTGTTTCTGGTTTTTTCTGTGTTTTGAATGCAAGGATGTCTCCATGCATATAGAATCTTACGCCTTCAAAAGTTGTTGGTATTGGGTAAGCATAAACGAAAACATAAGGTTCGTGTTCATCATGAGTGTAATCGTCTGTTCTTAATCCATCTTTTTGCAAAGCAGCCATCAAAAGACGAAGTCTTTTTTTTGACATGAAGTGATGACGATTCACATACTCGTTAAATAATATCATTTTTCGTCCTTAGAATATAATATATTTACGACAAACTATCATAAATTTTTATAATTTATCTTAGCAATTGCGAAGTATCAATTCTGGCGCACTTGCTACACATCTAACGAGATTATGCAAATCACTTGGATTTCCGTTATAAGGCAATTCTTTAACACTCAAACCGTTTACATTACCAGCAGCATCTTGCAATGTTTCCAAAGAAGCATTAATAAACAACATTCCATCCTTCTTGACAAGAAATTCAGTTCTGTCTTTCAAAGGATTGCCATTCTCATCCATTTCTCCGGTTTCTTTTTGGTACTGGATCTTAATATCTTGCAAAGTGACCAGATTGCCATCAGAATCAAATAACGCCTCAGAGGCATCATTTTGGAACGTAGAAACGGTTAATACGCCATTGTCATATCCGCTTCGAAGAATGTTAGATAAATCCATGCCAACAAAATAAAGAGTTCCGTTATCTGCTAATACATTGACAATGAAAACTCTTTTCTCGAAAGAAGTAGCTACTGATTCGATGATTATTCTGTGACGAAGGACTCTTTTTTCTTCAGGTGCGCCAGAGTCTAATTTCTCCAATTCTGGATCTGAAAGATACTTTTGCGAATCATCTTGTTGTAAAGACCAACGACCCATATCAATCAAACCAAATTTGCTATTAAATCTTGTTGAAATTCTTATGGAATAAGTTTTTTCATTATAAACAATGTCTTCTTGTTGCGCACCAGAACCAACCTGAATCGCACCAATAAGAGAAGCAATATACTTCCTGTGAAGATCTGCTTTATTACTATAATATCCAGAAATTCTGATGAATGTGTTCAGCAATTCTGGCATTGTTGATATTGTGGATGCGAAATGATTCGCCAATGAAACGCTTGGGTTAGCCATATCAAGGTCATCTCTGATTTTCTTACGCATTTCACCAGAAGCTTTATTGATATTTGAATTCTGTTTAAGGAAACAAATCTGAAGGTTATCTTCAACAAATTTCTTCTGATATGTTGATAATTCTCCCTCTCTGATCCGATTAATCATTTGAAGCAATATACCAACATCATTCTTAATGCTTTCTTTAAAGAATTTATTTTTCCAAGAACTAAAATCAGACACCTTTGTGTCTTTTGGCATATCAGGCTCACTTGGCTCCTGCGTATTAGGCTGTTCCATAGGTGAATTTGTCTTGGGAAGACTTACCTGAGTGGTTTTGTCGTATGACTGTGGAGCAAGGCTAGTGGGATCAGATCCCATAAACGCATCAGGTGATGGAGCAGGGTTTTCCTGTTCACTCATTAGCCAATGTTGCAGATTGATCAAATTCGGCATCTTTATCTTCCTTATTGTTTGTTAATTTATTTATCGTTTCAATCAAATTTCTTCTGTCAGTTATAGTTATATTATTATTTTGAGTCGCATTAATTTTAGATGCTTGCTTTTCTTTTAATTTTAAAGAAGTCATTAAATCAGCAATTTTTGTCTTTCCAATAGAAATATCAGACTTTAATTTTGCTAGATTGACCAATGCTTCCTTGCTGGAAGATGTAGAGTCTCCTTCGTTCATAACCATTTCAACAAAATTGGAAAGAATTGCATCGACTTCTTTGCGATCACTTCTTAAATCTTCTAAAATTTCACTGTAAATATCCAAAAGTTGAGCATCTGTTACAACGGCGTTTTGATCGGTAGATGGCAAAACAACAGGAATAGACGGAAGGACTGATTTGTTTCTCATATTATTATTTACAATTTTGGAACAAAATAATACATATAATTATGGTCGCACCAAAGAAAAATATTTCAGATGATGGTGATCTGGAAAAGAAAGTCCAAACACTTTATGATTCCACTTCTAGAGTGGATGAGAGAGTCAAGATATTGCTTGAAAATTTGGAAAAGCTAGATACTAAATTTGAAAAAATAATTGATAAGCACATAGATTTACAAACAAAAATTATACTTTTTGAAGATAATCTTGAAAAGCTTAGTGACAATTTTGATGAATTATATGAAAGAATAGAAGATTTGGAAAACGGACATGAAGATTTATTTAATTATAAACAAGGAACAGAATCACAAGTAAAAAATACATTTTTAATTATTTATAATATCGGTTTGACCATTTATAATATATCTTTGCCAATTATAATTGGATATATACTTTACATGACGGGATTACCAAAATGAGTGACGAACTACTTTCAAAAATAAGACTTAAAGACACTAAAGGTGTCATTAATTTTAAGCCACTCAAAGTAACTTCTACTTTGAATTCTCTTTTAAAGCCAATCATTGAAGCCTTTGAAGATAGCGATAAAGTAAAAATAGGCTACACTACTCTTGATAAAAGCAAAGGCTTGGTACATCCAACTTTAAAAAGAAAGAATTTGTTCTTGACAGGTGGAGCGTTAAGAGATCATCTTAAAGGCAAAACTTTCAAAAATTTTGATTTAGTGACAGATGCTACGCCAGATGAAATTATATTAATTTTAAAAAATTCAGAATCACCGTTTAAAAAGGTAACTGGCGATCATCAATTTGATGATAAAGAATTGGTTTATTATATTTCTCGCCATGATGCTCAACATCATCCAATGGAAGTTACTGTACAGAGAGGTCATCAAAAAGCGCATATTGCTACTTTGAATAGAAATAACAAGAATCGTCATTTGGTTCCAGATGTGGCAAAATTTGTTCATAATATAGAACAAGATGCGTATACAAGAGACATTACTATTAATTCACTTTATCTTAAATTAAAAAATTCAGATGGTGACAATGCCGAACTTTTAGATCCTGTTGGTGGCGCACATGATCTAAAAGTGGAAGAAATATCAACTGTAGAAGATCCAGCAATGACATTTAAAAGAGATCGTTATTTGCCATTCAGATTGGCAGACATATGTTGTAGATTTTCTGTGGATAAAAAAATACCAGAAAGATTTTTGTCAATAATAAAGCAAAGTGTCAAAGACAAAGATTTGGATCAAAAGATTTTGAAGAAATATTATGTCAATGCCATTGAAAATACAGATGTGAATCCAACACAATACTTGAGAAACCTTCAACAAGCAGCATTGCTTCACGATATGTTTCCTAATTGTAATTTTTCTAATATTATAAGTGATTTGCCGAACAATAAGATATTGGTTACTGCTTATATCTTACATCCTAACAATGTTGAAATGATAAAAAATCTTTTGTTAACTCAAGGCTATACAAAAGGTGATGTTGACGAAATTGGAAAGTTTATGAAACTTGCTGTCTGGTGTTCTGGCAATACACATAAAACTGATTTAATCAGAGATTTGTTGACTATGCCAACAAGATTAGCACATTCAAAAATTTATGATTTTCTTAAATTGTTTGGAAAAGGTGATTTGTATTACAAGGTGTTTAAGCAAGATTATTCAGGCGTAACAAAAAAATACATAGAAGATGATTTGGGACAAAAAGTGCCAAATCCAAGATACATTAAATTTTTAGGTAAGAATCCTGATTATGATGAAATGGATGCTACTAGAAAAAATCTTTTGGATAAGGCTATAAGAGAAAAGATGAATTATGGCTCGTAGTAATTATGGCAAACTTTTTAAAGATGTCATATCAAGAAGTGTTGGTGCGAATCAATATGGTCCTAGTTTTAAGACAATTGCTAGTGGTAGTTTAGTTACTTTTCAATATATGTTTGCAAAAAATGATGTTTATCCTTTAGTTATTTTGACTTATGTCAGCGCAAATTATTTACATGGTGTTAATCTTCATTATCTTACATTCAACGAAATAAAGCAAGTATTACAGAAAGATAAGCTTAATGGTTGTCGTCCGGGTTTTAATTATCAAAATGTAAAACCATATCAATACATAGTTAAAGCATACAGAACGTATAAGAGAAATGGAATAAAAGGTTTAAAGGTTTTGGATTGTGATTTAATTGTTAAATCAATGACAGTTACTAGGTCAATAGATCCGCAAGAGGCGGAAGCAATTAGAGAAAATGTTAGAAATCAGATTGCAGGGCTAGTAAATACAACTGTTGAAAACATGATGGAAAAGTGAGAATCAAATGCCAGTAGATAATTTTGGAAGAAGTTTTGATGCTCTGCCAACAATGGAAGAATTGTTGTCGCCAGTTAGAGAAAATAAAAAAGAAGATGAAAAAAGACATGAAGAATTGGCAGATGTTCTTAGAAGCATGAGTGATAAATTTGAAAAAGGAATGGATCAGCTCAAAAAAGTTACTCAAAATTTATTCGATTTAACCCAAAAAAATGATAAAAAAGAATTTGCACAAAACAGAAATCTTAATAATCAATTTCAAAGATTAGCAAATGATGTAAACGATAATAACAGACAAACAGCTGAAGCAGCTCAATTACAATTTCAAACAAGAGGAATAGGAGGAGGAAGAAGACCAACACCAGCCGGTAGACCAGCAACACCACCAGCTAGAGGGAGAGGTGCAGATAGAGGTGGCGGTGGTGTGGGTGGTACTATAGTAGATGGAATTAAAAATCTTATCAAATTACCTGATAAGATGGGAAAATTTGTTTCAAGTTATACTACTTTGCTTGAACCACCAGATAAGCTTTATCAACCTCTTGGTCAAATGCTTGATTTCTCAGGTAGTTTCAAACAATTGAATCAATTCGATATAAGTATGAAAAGGATTCTTTATCAGACACATGGATTAACAGCTGATTCAACAGAAGTTGTTGAAGCTTTCACGCAATTAAGAGATGTTACTAAAGAAACAGGTTTTGATCAATCAAAATTGGCAGGAATTATGGAAACTTATGCCAGAAAAGGCATGAGAACCAATACAAATTTGGTTAAACACGCTCTGACTATGCAAAAAATTGGTCGTGCTCAATTATTCACTGAGAGACAATTAGGTCTAGAAGCTGGAACATTAACTGATCATTTTTCTGATTTAAATATTCAAGCTAATATGAGTTCGTCGGAGATTGGAACGATAGCGAAATCAATGCGTGATGTTGCTTTAAATACAGGAATGACTGGTAAGGCGATGACTGAAGCAATTGCTGGCAGTAAGCAATTCAGCAATAATTTGATGAATGCAGGAAATCTTACAGCAAGCTCATTGAAAAATGTTACCCAAATGACTGCAAACTTCAAAAAGTTTGGTGCAGACAGAGCAGGAGAGCAAATACAAAGTTATCTGACTGATTCCAATAAATTGTTGCTAGAAGGTGGCGACAAGATGGCAATGTTGGTCAGACAGGCAGCAGATATTGGTGGAGTTAGTCAAGAACTGCTTGATGGAACTATTACAAAGTCTGATAAGTCTATGAAGAAATTTTCTCAAGGCTTTGGACAAATGCTAAATAATATTGGACTAGACAGTGTTGAGCAATTCGAAAGCCTTAGTGATTCTGCAAAGGCTGAAATAAATAGAAATGCACAATTGATGTATGGCGTTTCTGCTGGTGAACTTCTAAGAGCCAAAAAAGCTATGGATGAAAGTGGCAAGTCTTTTGCTGATAGAATGAAAGATATAAGCAAAGAAGAAGAAGGAATGGGCAAGAAAACTGCAAAAGAAAGAGCTGATTTGGATAAACGAAAAGCAGAAATGAAGATATCTAGATCTGTTGATATTTTAGGCGCAATTAGCAAAAATGCTAAAGGCGCTGATGTTAAATCGATGGGAGATGTTTTTGGTAAATTTGGTAGTATAACTAAAGAATTTGATCAAGATATTGCCGCTATATTGGGCGTAGATGCTGAAAAACTGAAAGGAATAAAAGGCGCAGATATTACAAATGATCTTCTTCGAAAACAAATTATGAACTTAAACGAACAACTTATTGCTGCTGGTGCAAAGGAAGAAGATCTCGTAAAAATAGATCAAACCCAATTAGATGAAGCTTTAAAAGAAGGTGCTGATCCAACTAAGTTTAGAGAAATTGAAGAAAGACTTCAAGAAGCACAAAGGCAATTAACAACAAAAAGACTTGAGGAACAAGAACCAAGTACTAAAGCTTTGTTCGACATACAAAAAAATGTTGATGACTTAAAAAGTTTCTTTTTAAAGGAAAAATTACAGCCGGGCAAAGATAAAATGATGGAAAGAAAAAAAGATGCAGCAGGCAATGAAATTCCTAATTCTAGCACAGTCGATAACATAGTAGATGCAGCCAGTAAGATTGCTGCGGAATCATTAAAAATTTCTAGTCGAGCTGCTGGAGTTTTTATGCCCGGAATGGAAATCAAAGATGAAGATTTGCTTAAATATGCTCCTGATTTTTCTGCATCAGCAGGTAGAGGAGCAACAGGAGGTGCTCAATTACTATTTGATGCTTTAGATACTTTTTTTGGTGGTGGTGGTGATAGTGATAGGGCTGGTGTATCCAGTGGTGGTGGCGGTATGTTTGGTGCCGAGTATGGTGAAAATAGAAATTGGGCTGGCTGGGCTGGTGATTGGTTGTCAACTATAGGCGGCGTAGGAAGTGACCTTGTTGCTCCAAATTATGGATTGTTGCAAGGAGCTTTAGGCACACAAGAGGGAACATGGACAGATTGGTTAGCAGGTACTACCGAACGAGCAGGAATGGCAGCTTTGAATTTTTCTCCAATAGGATTAGGTGCAAAGGCATTAGGATTATTGCCGAAGATAGGGTTGGCTGGAAGGGCAGCAATTGGTGCTGGTGTTGGAGTTGCTGGTGGTGCTGGATCTGGATTATTGGATTGGATGTTTGGTGGTTCTTCCGCAGCTACGCCAGAAACTCCTCCTGCATCGGGATTAACTCCTGAAGTTCAGTCGTCAAGATCTGGAGGCTCTACTGATTATGAAAGTGAATTAAATAGAATAATGCAAGAATATACTGCTAATCAACCTTCAATGCAGTTTTCTAGAAGTTTAAACAATTCTATGAGAAATCCAAATACCATAAGCCCAGATGGTATGACCACTTTGCTTGGAACAATTGATCCTAACATGCGTGGTCCAACTACCACCAATTTGCTTGCAACAATGAATCCTAATATGAATAGTTCTGAATTAATGATGCCTCTGATACACAGAACGATGACAAGAATGGATAGTAGCAATTCTGCTATGGATAGTAGTTTATTTGCGACTAATCCAAGAACACAAGCACAAATATCAAATGCGACATCTGATAGAGGTCAAGTTTTTGATTACGAAGAAAGAAACTCAGCAGAAATTCTTAAAACTTTAAGACAAATTAGAGATGATTTGAAAGAATCTAAAGGTTCAAGTTCGGAAGATTTTTCTAGTTCTAAATTTACATTGGAAAATAGGGGCGGAACAAAAGTTGATTCTAAATTAGGTGCAATAAATGGTGGTGATTATACATCAAATGACGGAATCAAAGCGATCAATTACTAATTAATATAGTATATTTATTTATGGAATAAAATATGGGAATAATAGCCACAAACAGTTTCGGTAAATTAAATCCTATTCCTGATTGTTATATCAGGGCTCAAAACTATTATATTGACATGTTTGTTTTGCCATCAATAACTGATGGAAAACAAGCAAATTATAATTCTGAAAACGGAATGGGTAGAACTCAGCCGTTTTTCACATTCGATCAAGGTGGTGCTAGAACCATAGGCTGGACATGTACATTTGTTTCCTATGATGAAGAAAGTACGGCAAGAAATTTTGCTTATTTAAGAATTTTGGAAGCTGGTGTTTATCCGAGAAGAGATCCGGCTAATATTGTGCCATATGTACCTCCTGTTGTTATGAGTATTAGATGTGGCGACTTGTTAGCTAATGGTGGTGCTGAATTAAATGTTGTCCTCACTAGTTATTCCGTTAGTTTTCCAACTGATCAAGTGTGGAATTCTGATTACAACATAGCAAGATATTTACCATCAAAATTTGATGTACAATTAAGTTTTAATGTCGTTTATGATTCAAGATTTTTGCCGGGAGCAGATAGAATATTAGTATTAGGAGCTTGATATGGCATACAAGATTTATCAATCAAATACTGCAAACGCTTCTAGTTATGTTAATTCTTTGTCAAGATACAATTCTTCAAAAATTTATGTTTATGGAGATGATAAAAAATTGACATTTGAAATTTACAAAAGAAGAAATTTTTTGTTATCACAATTTGACAAGTATTCAATCATTCCTGAAGGGTGTGCGTATAGACCTGATTTGGTATCAACTAAGGTTTATGGATATCCTGATTCATGGTGGTTGATAATGGAAGTTAATGGAATATATGATATAAAGGATTTTGTTGCTGGTAAAACAATTCGTTTGCCAGTAAATATAATTTGAAATGCCAATAGACATAAAATACAAAGTGCCGCCGAGTTTTTTAATTGATGGTATCAATTATTCATCATGCGGTTATTTCAGAAGACCATTACCTTTCACAGGTCCAACAGGTGTTCCAAATGGTTTAATGTTACAAATGTATTCGCCATTTGTAGAAACAAGATTTTATCGTGTAAAAAACTTTACTGATGACCAATTGCAAGTTGCCAGAAGCGAACAACAAGAACTTTATTATGTGTCAACAGGTAACTTTTCAGGTGGAGGAGAATCCAGAAACGCTTTTATCAAAAGCTTCAATTTATCCATGGAAAATGGATTTGGTGCAAAATTAGAAATTATTGATACTTCAGGCAATGACTTTGTTGGATTTTATAACACAGTTTATAAAAATAGTTGTTTAAAAGATAATGCTCCTGCACCTCCGGGCGATCAAGGAGCAAATAACACAGTAAGAACACAAGACATATTCGTTGTTTCTGTCAATGTTGGCTATATTTTTGTTAACTCTGAAGGACAACAAGTTATTTATCAGTCATATGTGAATGCTCCTTCAAGAAGTCTTCCCGGAAGACAAATGGGTCCATACATGAATTTTTATCTAACAAAGATAGATGTTCGTGTTGATTCAAATATATGGAGATATGATTTAGAATTAAAAGCAAGCGATGGACCTTTATCTAATCAGACAGTTAATGATCGTAAAGGCGCACCGGGTAAAGAGATACCGTTTCTTAGAGCAGCTGAAATTATGATTGATGGTGAATGTCCTCCAAAACTTGTGTTAGAAGATCCAAATAAGGCAAGAGTGGCAATAATAAAGCCTCCTCAAGGCATAAATGGAAGTTATTCTTACACTTCTGAAAGAGGTGCTGGCAGTGGACCAAATGCTACTAGAAAAGGTATTTATGCTGGATACAATTTGCCTCCATTAGACGCAATAAGAAAAAACATGGATACTTTTATTACTAAAGATAATAAAGGCGTTGCTATGTTTTTCCCAACTGGCGCTAACAACAATACATTGTATTTGATGGAAGCAGAAAGTAATTTTTGTATTCAAAAAAGGGGATCATTACCAGAATGTGGGTTAACACCATTTGCTGGAACGTATGTGGTCAATGGTGGTGATTTTAGTCCTGTGATAAATTTCAATCCTACGATTTCTTTCATTGGCAAAGCTAACAAGGTATCTGGTGGCGTTGCTGGTGGTGGAGTTAGTGCTAAATCAATTCAGGTTAATCAAACATGTAATTTTGATGGTGATAAAGCAGATGATAAAACAAAGCAAGCAAAATCCCAAGGACAAACAATTGCAATGAGTAGTGCGGTATCAAACGATACAGTTAATAAGGAAGCGCCTAAAAATATACCACAATTACAAGCAAAAGCAGGAGCAGCCGCTATTGCTGCCGAAAATGCAACTAAACCATCAATGGCAGGGGCGATAACAGCTACATTGGAGATACAGGGAGATCCAAGATTTTTATGGAGTTTGAATACTTTTGGAGCTACTATAAAAATAATATTTGTTAATCCTTTTGCTATTTCCACCCAAGGTTCTCCTATTTACGGAACTGAAACTGATTGGCTTGCTACTCCTAAGATTAATTCTGTTATATCAGACGGTTATTATGTTATTCAGGGATGTGATCATCAAATAAGTAATGGATCTTGGAGAACTACATTGAAAATTGCTCAAGTTTACACGTCGAACAACCCGCTACTAAGAGGATAAAATGCGCAAATCCAGATCGTCAAGGCAAAAAGGATCTTCTGTTGTAGATTCATTGAATGATAGAATAAATAATTTAGAGAATTTGGTCAATGATATCAATGCAGCTACAAAGCAAATCCGTGATCCTAGAATCAAGCAACCTATAACAAAATTTGGTGTTTATTCAGCAATATGTATAAGCACGATGGATGTTTGGAAGCAAAATAGAGTACAATGGTTTTCGCCAATTTTTGATGATCCTACTAGTGAAGTTGCTTCTCTTCCTTGGGCTTTACCTGTGTCCAATTTAGGAGGGTTTGATGATAGTGGTTCTAACTGGGTTCCTCCAGCTGGATCAACGGTAATAATTGCGTTTGAAGGTGGAAGCAATGGTGCAGCTTATTATTTAGGTACTACATGGTGTAGAGAACGTGGACCCGGAGCATTGAATTTCTTCAATGTTCCTATTGACGAATATAATAACTTGTATGCTGGACGAAGAAATGGATATCTTTGTGGTCCTAATGATGGATCTCAAGTATTTCCTCCTTGGAATACAGAATCTTATAACGGATATGATTTGGATTCTATTGAGCAATTAAGTCAAGATCCAACTATTCAAGCAAGAGCCACCTATCCTAATATTTATGGATTTAAAACTCCAGAAAAACACATGATGAAGATGGTGGATGGAGATCCTAAGTGTAATAGGAAATGGAAACGTGTTGAGATTATGAGCGGTAATGGTAATTGGATGATATTCAAGGATGATCATTTGCATTATTGTGGTCAATGGGCGCATCCATCATGTGTTGGAAATAAAAAAGATGGAGATACTAGTTGTGTTGTGGGCGTTCCTAATCCTCCAGTTTATAACATAAGCAGTGCAACAAACAACCAAATATCTTTGAACTTATCTGGAACTACTGCATCCATACCAGCAAGCAATGTTATTAGTGAAAACACAACATGTGATTCTGCAAGAAATATTATAGGTGGTGAGCCTGAAACACAATTTAGAGAATCACAAGTTGGACGAAATCCTTTTTTCAAGCAAGAAAGTGAATGTAGACCATATCGTGGACCTGAAACACCACAAAACAACAAATGTGATTTGCCTCAAACTGGCATTCAAATACTTTCTATTTCAGGTCATACATTTGTCATGGATGATTCAGTAAATCAGCCAAGAGGCAACATGGAATGGAACAAGAGTACTCAGCCTTTTGATTTTGGTTGTGATAATATATTTGTTGGTAGAACTTATTGGAAATCAACAACTGGTCATAGCATAGAAATGAATGATGCGGAAAGAGTGGATGGAGGCAATGAACAGGTTCGTGGTGAAGACAATGGAATTAAATTGAAAAGTGCCCTTGGAAATCAAATATTTTTATGTGATGCTGTTGATGGACCTAGTTGCGATGGAAGAGCATCTGCTCAACAAGGTATTAGGATGGTTTCAACGAGTAATCATCAATTTGTTATGTCTGATGAAGGAAACAAAAGAGATTATATTTGTAGAACTGAGGGTGCCAGTCCTTTGCCTAATGCAAATTCTGCTTATATGCAACTTAGGACAGGATATGGTTTGCAAATAACTTTGAATGATAGTCCAAGCCAAAAAACAACTCAAGGGCAATCTATAGACATAATAGCGCCACAAAAAAGTGTTGAAAATGGTAGCAGACCTCATATAATACAATTACAAGAGGGATATCCAGATGTAGAAGAATCTGGATATATTCAAATAAGATCTGGTGGTAATTTGTTTTTATATGCGACAGAAAATACTTTGGAATTGATAGAAGGTCATAAAATTGTTTATACCAAGACGAATAGACTTGATTATACAGAAAATAATTTTTTCCATATAGGAAGAGGCAATCATATTGTGAAGGTAGATGAAAAAATATTTCTATTGGCTGGTAGAGATTATCCTCCACCGCCACCGCCAAATGATGAAGGTGGTACAGAAACAGACCCAAGTCCACCAGAAAATTTATTAAAACCAGAGTTGGATCAAGCAACTAATCAAAATACTGCTGCAAATGAGGGAGAATGCGTTCCCGGCGTATTTCCTATTTTGGTTTTGATGCCAAATGGTTGTATTAGAGCAAGTGATAGAGTTTATGCGTCTTGTAGCAATGCGGCTTCATCTATTGGTCTTGGCAATCTAAATATAGCAGCGGCTAACTGCCAACCGGGAGAAGACTTGTGTTCTGGTGGATTACCATTAGAAGGGGCGTAAAAAGGAGAATAAATGGCTGATTTGAAAGGTTTTCCATTTCCTGTTACTAAAAATCCTTTAGGATTTTTCTATAGTCAAATAGGAGCCAAGAATATAAAAAGTGATTTGATTCAATTAATTTTGACAAATCCGGGTGACAGGGTCATGTTGTCTCAGTTTGGTACTCCTTTGCGCAAATTTTTTTATGAGCCTAATACAGAGACGACAAGAAATGAAATATCTATTGCTATAACAGATGCTATAGCTACATGGGAACCAAGAATTACAGTTAAATCCATCACAGTGACTAATTTGTCTGAAACAAATGGAGGCGTAACTTCAACAAATCAGAATGGAGTCTTGGTGCGAATTAACTATATAAATCCAGAGCAAATAAATATTGTTGAAAATTTAGTTTTGGCAATACCGTTTGAAGGGGGCTAATTTGGAAAAATGTCCATTTGATTTGACACCGTATAAATTAGGCGCAAATACCAGCAGACCTCAAATCTTTTCGCTTAATTACACCAATCAAGACTTTTGGTCTATGAAAGCTCGTTTGGTTTCATACATTAAAGAAAAATTTGGTACTGAATTTAATGATTTTGTTGAATCTTCATTAGGTATAATGTTGATAGAAAACTGGGCATTTATTGCCGACACATTATCATTCAAAACAGATCAAATAGCAAATGAAGTGTTTATTGACACTGTAACCGAATTGGAAGATGCTCTCAGATTGGCTCGTTTGGTTGGTTTTGATCCACAACCACCTATTGCTGGAAAAAGCTTATGGTCTGCAAGAGTTCAAAACACATACAATGTAGATTTAGAAATACCAGCACCTTTTCCAGTCGATATAGTCAATAACAACGTAACAACAACGATAGAACTTTTCCCATCTGATTCCTTAAACAGACCAATATATGATGAAAATATTTATATTACAGCTGGGACACTTATCAACAGTAACATTGTTGGTATAGAAGGAATAACTTACAGTGATATTTACAATGCTGTTGGCGGCACTGATCAAGCATATCTGTTAAGTTATAGCCCTGTTTTGCTTGATTCTATTCGTGTCAGTGTTGATGGTGTAAAGTGGGATCAAGTTAAGTT